CTCAATTAATAATTACATAATGGAACAAGACGCTCCCGTTGAACCGGATCCGGCAGCACTTCCACCATTACCTGACGCAGGATTACCACCTGAACCTGGGATGGAAACTCCACCAGCACCTGGAGCTTTACCTCCACCACCTGCACCTGAAGCGGGGGCAACACCTGAACCAATTGATGTGGCTCAAGACCCTGAAGTTGAAGAAGTGGGTAAAGATGAGGACGATAAAGAGGAACTTGATATTACTGATTTAGTTAATACACAAAAAAATATTGAAACAAAACAAGAAGAATATTTTGATAACTTATTTAAACAACTTGAAAATTTGGAAAGTAGGTTAGGTGAAATGGATAACCTAATGAATGCAGTTAATTCATTGGAACAAAAAATTGAAAAATTTAGACCTAAAACTCCTGAAGAAAAACTTGAATTAAGAAGTTTAGATTCTGGACCTTTTAACCAAAAACTATCTGATTATTTTGAAGACAAAGAAGATCAGTTTGAAAAACAAGGTAGAGAAGAATATATCTTAACTAAAGATGAAGTTGAGGATTTTTCACCAAAACAAATACAAGACACTTTTAATACCTACGATGACGAAGATATGATGCCTTAATTAAGAGAGGGACATCAGTGTCCTTCTTTTAATTTTTACATACATATTGACTGCGACACTTTTTATATTTATACTTTCTATTGTAAACTTTTAATAACACAAATATATGGCGACAACAAACAATGTTTTAGATGCGGTTTTGGCTCAATACGAGAATTCAAAACAAGGTGGTTCTTCTAACACCTCAAAAATGTCTTCGGACGAAAGAATGAAAAAATATTTTGCTGCAATTCTTAAAGACAGTGAAAAACAAGGTCAAAAACGACTAAGAATCCTACCAACACCTGATGGTTCTTCACCTTTTAAAGAGGTATGGTTCCACGAGGTTAAAGTTGATGGAAAATGGGTTAAACTTTATGATCCAGGTAAAAACGACAATGATCGTTCACCACTAAACGAAGTTCACGATGATTTAATGTCAACGGGCAAGGATTCCGATAAGGAAATTGCCAAACAATATAAAGCTCGTAAATTTTATATTGTGAAAGTTATTGATCGTGATAACGAACAAGACGGTGTTAAATTTTGGAGATTTAAACACAATTACAAACAAGAAGGTATTCTTGACAAAATTATTCCTATTTGGAAAGCAAAAGGTGATGTTACCGACGCTGATAAAGGGAGAGATTTGATTTTGGAGTTGACAAAGGCAAAAACTAACACAGGATCTGTATACACAGTAATCCAAACAGTTATGTATGACGACCCAGCACCACTTCACGAAGATGCCGACACAATGTCAGAGTGGGTTAATGATGAATTAACTTGGGAGGATGTTTACTCTAAAAAACCTGTGGATTATCTTGAAGCAATTTCTCGTGGAGAAACTCCAAGATGGGATTCAGATAAAGGTGGTTATGTTTATGCCAATAATGAGGTTGGAGAAACTTCTATCGGAGGTTCTAAACCAAACCCGGCACCTGTTGTTGATCCTCAAGTAAATGAGGAAATTGACGAAGAATTACCATTCTAAAAAAAAGAACCTATCGTGTAGGTAGTGATTTACAAAGTCACTACCTTTTTTTATCTTTTAACAAAACAAACTATTATGGCGATCAAAAAGAAAGAAGTATCATTTGATACTATCAAAAGTAAATTTTCAACCAAAACTAAATATAAACCTGAAAGTTATTATAACTGTGGTGAGGCTTTTATGGAAGCTTGTGGATTACCAGGTCCTATTATGGGTGGTATAAATATGTTCTTGGGACACTCAAACACATCAAAAACAACCGCAATGATTCTTGCTGCGGCGGACGCACAACGAAAAGGACATTTACCTGTTCTTATTATTACTGAAAAGAAATGGTCTTGGGAACACGCGATTGAGTTGGGATTACAAGCAGAAAAAAATGAGGATGGTGAATACGATGGGATGTTCATCTTTAACGATTCGTTTGATACAATTGAACAAGCAACTGAATTTATTAATGATATTTTGGACGCACAAGAAAAGGGAGATATCCCTTATAGTATTTTATTCTTGTGGGATTCAATTGGATCGGTACCTTGTCAAATGACTTTTGAAGGAAAAGGTGGTGGAATGCACAATGCTAAAGTTTTAGCTGATAAAATTGGTATGGGTATTCACTCAAGAATATCAAAATCTAAAAAAGAAGAATACCCCTATTACAACACTCTCGTGATTTTAAATCAACCTTGGGTGTTACTTCCTGATAATCCGTTTGGACAACCTGAAATCAAGGCAAAAGGTGGTGAGGCAATATGGTTAGCATCTTCATTGGTGTTCTTATTTGGTAATCAGAAGAAAGCAGGTATTAGTCACATTGATGCGACTAAAAATGGTAGAAAAGTATCATTTGCAATCAGAACAAAAATCTCAATATTGAAGAATCACGTAAATGGTATTGGATATAAAGATGGTAAAATTATTGCGGTTCCACAAGGATATATCGTAGATAGTAAAGAATCTTTAGATAAATACAAAAAAGAGTATTCTGATTATTGGGAAACAAAATTGGGTGGTTCTAACTATTCGTTAGATGAATCCGCCGAAGAAGAGGAATTTGAAGGTTAATATATTGTAGAACGAGTTAATCGTATTAAAATGAACAAAACATTAATTGTTGATGGTAACAATTTATTAAAAATAGGTTTTCACGGAGTTAAAGATTTTTTTAATGAAGGTGAACACGTCGGGGGCATTTGGCATTTTATAAATACCCTACGCAAATTCTTGGAGGAGTCCTACTTCAATAAAGTGGTTGTTTTTTGGGATGGAGACGAAAATTCATCCCAAAGACGATTACTATACCCAAAATATAAGGGAAATCGTAAATCATCTTACACTGAAGACAAAGTGTATTCATTCAACAATCAAAAACAAAGAGTAAAACAATATCTTGAAGAGATGTTTGTTAGACAATTGGAGGTAGATAATTCGGAAGCGGATGATTTAATTGCGTATTATTGTCAAATATCCGAAGATGAGGATAAGACGATATTTTCATCAGATAAGGATCTCACTCAACTTATTTCGGAAAGAGTGACGATATATTCCCCACAACAAAAAAGATATTATAAAAATGGTGATAAAATAAAAATCAAAGAACATAGTATTCCCCATTATAATATAAAAACATTTAAAATAATTGCCGGTGATACATCAGACAATATTGATGGTATTAGCCTACTTGGTGAGAAAACATTGGTTAAATTATTTCCCGAGATACTTGATTCGCAAGTATCATTTACCGATATTTTAAACAAAGGTAGAAAGTTGTTAGAGAGTCAAAATAAAAGTGTTGTTTTGAATAATCTATCAAGTGGAAAAACCAAAGAGGGGGTGATTGGAGATAAGTTCTTTACCATAAATCAGATATTAGTTGATTTATCTAATCCGTTAATAAATGATGAAGGAAAGGAGTTGGTTGAATTGTATTATTCAGAAACTTTGGATCCTGACGGAAGGGGATACAGGAACTTAATCAAAATGATGATGGAAGACGGGTTTTTCAAATATCTACCAAAAGGTGATGATGCTTGGGTAAATTTTTTAAAACCATTTTTAAAATTAACAAGAAAAGAAAAAACAAATTACAGAAACAAAAAAACAAATTTATGAAAGATTTAGATTTTACAAAAGTGGAATTCATATTGAAATGTAACGAAAACATTATCGTTCAGAGATTCTTTAATGTTAGAGGATTAAACCCTTCTTCAAAAAATTCGTTGGATGTCCACGATTATATTGAGGATTTGTGTGACAAATTAAAGAGAGATTTAAAGATGAGAACGATTGTGTATATGTTAGACAATCAGTATGAAATTCAGGAAAATCCTGATGTTCTTAATACATCAAATACTGATGGTAATGAGAACTTTAATATGATAATTAGAATTGGAGATATGACAATTTGTCATAGAGTGTTTGACGCTAAAGTATACCCTCCAAAGGTAAGATATACTGTGGACCTACGCCCACAACTAAAAGGGATATTATCCGACCTGACTGACATTTTTTCAGGTAAAAAATTTAATTTTGAGTATGCAGGATTTAGTTTAGTTTGATACTATTTATCTTAACAAACAAATTAAAAAACTATGGCGACACACAAAAATTTTGATTATTTAGGTAACAATTTTCAGATTCAATTACTGAATCAAATTATTTTAGACAAGGATTTTTCACAATCAATTATTGATGTGATTGAATCAAGTTATTTTGAAAACAAGTATTTCAAAATCATTATTCAAATGGTGAAAGAGTATTATAAAAAGTATAATCACACACCATCATTTGACACATTAGAACAAGTTACAAAATCAGAACTTCAACAGGAAATGGCATCCAAAGTAGTATTGGATATGATTACCAAAATCAAGGATGCACCTATAGATGGGGGGGATTTTGTTCAAGAAAAGGCTCTTAAGTTTTGTAAACAACAAGAGGTAGTAAAAGTAATGAGTAAGGCTCAAAAAATCGTTGACGGTGGTGAATTTGAAAACTATGACACCATTGAAGAAATGTTTAGAGGAGCACTCCAAGTAGGGGAGAAAGATTCAAATACATTGAGCGTTTTTAGTAACTTGGATCAAGTATTGGATGACGACTATAGACATCCTATCCCAATGGGAATTCCTGGCATTGATAGATTATTAAAAGGGGGTTTAGCGAAAGGTGAAATCGGAGTTGTTTTGGCACCAACATGTGTAGGTAAATCAACCTTGTTAACTAAAATTGCTAACCACGCATTTAATATGGGAAACAATGTTCTCCAAATCTTTTTTGAAGATAATTCAAA